CCAATTTGCTTATCTGTTGATGAACCAAAAGAAAGATATCCTTTAGTTGCATCTTGTTGACCCTTAACCTTTAAAGTGTTAGATTTATTAAAATCTCCAAGCCAAACATCGTCACCAACTTTAAAGTTAGTTCCATTTCCATTGTTTGTTGCATAAACTTTATCAAATGAAGGAGAATCTGTAGTTCCTAAATTTTGTGGAAGTGTAGCATCTGCTCCAGCGGGTCCTACAATCTGTCCAGCATCAACCCATGCATTTGCTTCAACATTCCAAGAATAAATATGTGTTCCTACAATATGTGCATCTCCTGGATTGCCAGTTGGATGTTCTGCAATAAAGTTATTATAGTTTGGATGGGCGTCAAGAATTTGAAGACCGTACTGATTAACTATTGGACCATTAACTCTTGACATTAGTTACCTAATTCCAAACCAGTTTTTAAAACTGCAACCTGTGAGTTGTTAGTGCTAGAGATAGCATAAAGTGCATCTTGTCCAGGAAGTTCAACAGACCAAGAACTGCCAGCAGCAAGTTTATATCCATAATCAGAGGATGTTACGCCTTCTCCCCCAAGATAAACAATTGCAGATGCATGAATATTTTGAACCGTAAGATCCATTCCTGAATGAACTCCATTTGGACTAAGTCTAGTAGCAGTTGTATTGCTAAGTGTTGTGAGTGCGTGAGTTGTCATAAATACATTATAGCAGCATAAATGAGCAGTTTATAGACGACTGCTCAGGTCTATCAGCCACGAAGATTCAACTTCTGCTAACTCTCCACTCGTAGGAGCATCCGTTTCATTAAATCCCTAGGGACCGCCGATCTACGGAATATATATATTATACCAGAAGTTGTTTAAAAGACCAATCCCCATCTTTTGGGCTAGGGCTATATGTTTCCATCTCGTATTCTGGAAAAAGTTTGGCAACTTCTATTGCGATTTCTTTAGATACTACAGTTTTCCATAAATCTGGATCACCCAAAAAAACAATTCCATCATTATATTTTTTTCTACTTTTATTAATATCTTTTAAAACAATTTTTTGTCCAACATAATCGCTTAATCTATCTAGTTCTTCATTATTTCCAGAAACTAATTTATCAAAACTAAATAGTTCTCCATGTTGCTTCCAGTCTGATGTTATTTCTCTATAACTTGCAAATTGTCGACTGCCGATATAAGATAAAAATTGCTCTGAGTTTGGAGTCATAGACTTAAATAATTCTGCATTAAACAAATTATTTCCTGGCCAGTCTGGATTAAAGCCTCTATTATACATAAATAAAATAGACAGTGCTTGGCCTATTGGATGTCTTTCTGTTGTTATAATCTTATGTGTTTTAGCAAAATCAACTAACCTTTTATTATCTTGATGTGCGTGAATACCTATTACAGGGGTTGATCTTCCAGTAATTACTGGATGTTCCCAAAATTTTTCATCGTATTTGGTAAATCTTACACTATGAGATTTAGTAGCAAAAGCAATTGAATCTACTAATAGATGTGTGCCACATCTTGGTGGGGTAGATATAAAAAAACCAGACATACTTTTAGTATATCATAGTGGTATAATTACATAGAACAAAGGATATCAATGGACGCTAAAAGAATGCAAGACCAAGCCGATGGGTACACATCTGACTCAAATGGCAATAGATTTAAGTTTACCTCTCCAATTCCAGGAGTGCATATTTATGATAATGTATGGCCTAATTCAATGGAATTTTTTAATAAAACTTTAACAAAAGAGTTTTGGGAAGAACATAAAGACGATAAAGGGTTTATGCCTTGGGTTCGTGAAGATTTTTTTGATAATGCTGAATATACTAGAGAAAATGGTAAGCAGTCTGACACTTGTTGGATCTATTCTTACTCTGAAGCAAATGATGCATTTAGAGATGTAATTAATTCATATTTATTTCATTGGAATTTAGATCCAAAAAGCAGAGAAAGTCTAAGAATTACTAGATACTCTAATGGTGAATTTTTTGGTGCACATGCAGATGACACCTTAGCAACTCCAAGAACTGTCTCAATGGTTTATTATCCTAATGATGATTATGAAGGTGGCGAACTTGAGTTTATTCACTTTGGAGTTACAGTAAAGCCAAAGGCTGGACAATTATTTATATTCCCATCATCTTATTCTTATGAACACAAGATTCATGAGATTACTGGTGGAAATCCACGATGGACTGTCGTTTCATTTATGTATTTTGGAACAAGAGAAGAAACAGAAAAACGACGCAAGGGTTTAAAGTTTCCATATAAACCAATTTTTACAGATCTTTTTTAAATAAAAAAGGCTAGACTAAATATAGCCTAGCCTAATTTATAAAGAATATTACTTCTTTGGTGCAGCCTTCTTTGCTGCTGGCTTTGCAGCCTTCTTAGCAGGTGCCTTCTTAACTGTAACAGTCTTAACTGCAGCCTCAACTTCAGCGGTTGCTGGTAGTCGACCAAATGCCTTATCATTTGGATTAATTGCTCTCAATGCTACTGGTGCAAGAGCAGCCAATAGTGAGTATGCAAGAGTCTTAGGATCTGTTACCCCAGACATATAAAGTGCAAGTCCTGCACCAAGAACTGATCGTGCATATGATGCAAGCAGTGCCTTAATTTGTTCATTCATAGTATTCCTCCTAGGATATTACGTTTGTTAGTACTGTAAAACCAATCCATAAACCAATAATTCCTGCGACTCCCGCAAAAACTGGTGGTGCTGGGACTGGCAATTTGAATGCTGCGAAAACAACGCCACATCCAAAACCTGTTAGTGTTGACAAAAATACATCTTTCATTCTTTAACCTCTTCTGGTAGTAATGTTTTTAGTTCTTCAAGAGCATCGACAAGCGTTGTTATCTGTGAAGAATATGGTTCAATTGCCATTGATCCAAAGTTTTTATGATAATCGATTGTGTGTTCAGTCTTGTCAATAATTTGTTTAATTGTTTCTTGAGTGTTTTCAATATATTCAAAAGCCCAATCTCTAGAGTCTGAAATAAATTTAATAAACCCTTCAGTTTGTTCTATTTGTTTATCTTGTTTTGCTTCAAGTTCTTGTTTAAGTTTTTCACTTAATATTTGATTCGATAAGTATATTTCAGAAAACTTTGTTTTTATTGTAAGAAGTTTTCCAAAAAGGTTAAAATTATAAAATATAGATGCAGAAAGAACAGATAGTAGTATAACTATATAGTAATTCATTCTTTGCCACCTTCTCTGACAAGAAGGACAATTGCCCCATTGTCCTCTAATGCTTTTTTTACTCTAACCATATATTCTACTGCAGCATACTTATCGTCTAAAGATAATGACATAAAATCTTTTTCTCCAGCCTTTACAGTTAAGAAATGCTCATTATCTATAATTGTAAGTCTAAAATTATTTGGTGGTGTAATTGATCTAAACGCCATCTTCATAGCATCAGTATACATTTATTCCTCCACAACTGTTGTCAAATGTTTCCATACATTACCCCAGTTTTCTTTAGTCTTATGTGAATTAAATTCTTTTGAAATTAAACCATTCTCTAAATAAATTCCGCCCCAGATTCCCCATTCTTTTTGAGAAACACCAACAGCAAAACATGTCTTTACAACTGGACAGGAAGAACATAACTTATCAATTGCTGGTCTTAATAGTTCATCGTTTTCATATGTATCAAAAAATAAATTTGTATCATAATCTAAACAACTTGCAACATCTTTCCATTCGTTTTTATTCATAGGCTACACCTTGTACTTATCGGGTATATTCCATCCATTTTCAAGGGGCATAAAGGACTTCTTTAGATACCACTTACCATTAACATAAGCACCAAACTTTGATGTTGAACCCTTTTGAGAAGGATATAGTTCTACAACTGTCCATCCATCCCAAGACAAAAACTTATTATTTGAAACAATTGCTTCCATTTGTTCTAATGATTTAATTTGCATTTTTTTCCTTAATACCTATAAATACCAACATCAATATTTTTGAGTTGGGCTTCTTCTGCTAATCTTGACAATGGCTCTGATGGCTTTGATAGAAAAGCAAAATAATTAAAACTTTCTAGATTTTCTGAAATCCAGGAAGGTGCTACTTTGTAAAACTTAATTTTCTTTTTTCTTGACTTCATTCCACGCTCTGAGATGTTTGCAAACTCAGAAACCATAGAATTAACTGATGCTGGACCTGCAGAATAAATTAAGAATTCTGGATCTTCAGAGGTAAGGCTAGACAATGCAACACCCATAGCCCTCAAGAACACTTGGTAGTCATCAAAACTACTGGTTCCCTGTACTGCTACTATCATCTGTTTTTCCTTCTCTTAGTTGATCCATTATAAAAAGCATCTTATCTAATTGTACCTTATCCATGTTGATTGTGTCAACTATGCGTGTGGTATCTTTGTCTATTCCGTCCCTGCTCATATCAGCCATATAAAAAATGTTATCTTTAACCCAATAGGCTTCCCTGCCAATGATAATAACTTTTATATTTGTTTTTTCTTCGTGCTTTGTTGATTGCCTATTCTTTGGTTTTTTCACTATTTCTGCTAGTGGCAGCAATGGTTTTAAAACCTCATGCATAGTGCTCTGCCTAGCAATTACTCTAGGAGGTTTTATCGATAATCTTTTGGTAAGAATAAAAATTATAGAGACAAGGCATAAAGATATTGTTGTTAGTATGCCAAGCAAGTATCCAAGTAGATTGCTCATATACTAAGTATATCAGTTATCTATTTTAAGAACTCGAATAATTTCTCTTAAGGAGAACTTATCATCCTTGCTTAACTTATTTACCTCAGCAAAATCCAATGCCTTTTGAGTTATCGTCACTACAGGATCTTCATCTTGAAGATTGATTTCGATAAAACCTTTCTCCCATAAACCCATAACATCTGTATAAAAAGAATTAAAAATTTCTTTTTTTAATTCTGGATTTACTTGACCAAGTTTATCTGTAAAATTATAAAGCATTTCTCCATTTTCAAGATCAATTCCAGCAGGCTCTAACGCACCATTAAGAATTAAATCTTCGATCATCTTATCTGCTTCATCCATCTACAAACTCCAAAAACTGCTCTCTTGTTTTTGCACCATTCATTCGTTTTACTTCTTTACCATCTTCAACTAATATATAAGTTGGAATAGAACGAATCTCAAAGTTTTTTACCATGTCTATTTCAGAGTCAGCATCAATAAATTGAAAGTTAATAATACCATCACGCTTTAACTCTTCTGCAATTGGTTTTGTTCTTTGACAAGGGTTACACCAATCTGCTGTAAAATAAAGTACATGCTTCATTAGTTATCGCTTGTATCTGGTGCCTTGGCATCTGCTGCTGTTACATACTTCTTATAAGCACTTGGCCAATCAAGAATTGCCTTTTGAGCATCTGCTAACTTTAGTGTGCCTGCACAAACTAAACGCTTTAGAGCAGTTTCTACAACATCCTTCTTTCGTGCACCATTATCGGCATATGGTTGTGGCCATAGGTTTTTTTCATTTGATGGATCTCCACCAAGTTGTAATGAGATAAGATGATCTTCTTCATATGCTCCTGGAGTTGGACCCCAAATAACAACATATGACTTGTATGTTGTCTTCAACTGCTTATCTTTTAGATTGTTTGTATATGTTACAGTTGGACGAATTGTTTTTGTCCAGCCTACCTTGCAAACTGTTGTAGCAATATTTGACTGTGTAACTGTAGGATTTAACATTCCTGGCGTTACCTTTTTATTTTGAACTACCCAATCTGGCTTGTTTGCTGCTTGGGCTGTTCCTCCAATTAGTGCAATACTGATGATTGCTGTTGTTAATACCTTTTTCATTCTCTTCCCCATTTCACTTTGTTCCAAAGTCTTTCATGATAATAATAAAGAATTATCTTAACTACCAATTCAATAGCAGATGCAGCAAGAGCAAGTTTGCCATCATGAGTCAAACTATAAATAATTAAAAAGGAAATTAAATTTCCAAAAAATCTCCAACTAACTGCTTTTGCTAATGATCTTGCATGAGATACCCATTGTATTGGCTCTCTATCATAAGGATTTTCTTTCACGTATTGCTCCCACTCTTCATCTGTCATATACAAACGCATTTCAGCCTCTGCAATTCTATTGTTAATTAACCACTTAAACATTTATCCTATAAACTCCTCTGGAATAATATCAAATATTAGTTGCACACGATCTATTGTACTCTTATTGTGGGCTGCATGCAACTTGCCATTATTAATTTCCCAACATTCTCCTTCACCCATTACTTTGGTTTCATCTCCAACTGAAAAAGAAATATCGTCATTGGTTATGACTGGAAGATGAAATCTTCTAGAGTGCATCAAATAGTCATCTCCATCTTGATGGTATCCAATTAGGTCTTTTGCTTTTAATTTAACTAAAACACATTGACCCACTTTACCCTTAACCATTGTTTCTAAATCATCAATAATAGGATTAACTAAATTAAAAATATTATCATCTTGACAAGTTACTTTTCCAACATAAGGAGTATATAGTTGCCAATCTAACGGATAAGTATATATGTGATACGCCTTTGTTCTTCTATGAACAGCATATTCTTTTTGTCTGCTAGTATCAATATCCCACTCATGATTCATTTTTTCTACTGCTATTTTTAATTGCGTAACATCAAACTTTTTATAAAATTTAAAACTAAAGTCTTCGTTACGCTTGCTCATTTAAATACCCATTTCTTTTCTTTTTTGAGTTGCTGAAATTAAATGAATTTCTGCACCAAGGTCAACTTGTTCAATCTTATAACCAACATCACGACCATAAACAATATTAGTAATGTTAGGCATCTTTACTACAAATGCATCAGGAATATCATTTAAAATATGTTCCTTTACTTGTTGAAAATGAAGTGGATCTTTTTCTGTCATGCCAGATGTATGTCTTACTCCAATAACAACTTGATAGGCTCTTTTCTTAGCCTCTTCATATAGTGCTCTATGACCTTCATGCCATGGTTGATATCTACCAAGTAAAAGAACTGTATTTTCTTTCCAATCAATCAAACCAAATTTTCTTACTACCGTAATTGCACGGGTAGGAAGAGCATCTTCGTGATCATCACCAGTAACAGTAATCTCATGATCAAAGAAACTTGGATCTTCCCAAATTTGATTTGTGTCTTCAAATCTACTTTTATCAATTGTATTAACCCAAACAATTAAATCTGCATATCCAAATGCTCGTCTGGTTTCCTCTGTTGGACAAACAAAATCAACTATGACAGGCTTATCTTGCTTCTTGGACATCAATCTTGCTAACTCGCCCATTCTTCTTGCTTGCTCAACTCTATCTTCCATTGTAAAACCTAGATCTGAGTTTAACCCCGCACGAACTTCATCTGCATTAATTCTAAGACCATTCACACGGTCAGATACTGCATCTGCAATTGTTGTTTTACCTGCTCCTGGTAAACCAATAAATAAAATAATCATATATTCCCTATCTCTTTGTTTGGCATAATGTCAATGATTAAATGAAATCTATCAACGCTACTATTATTTTTTACAGAATGTGGTCTATTATTATTTATTTCCCAACATTCTCCGACCATCATATTAATTTTTTCACTTCCCACTAAAAAATCAACTTGATCTGCAGTAATCAATGGAATATGATGTCTTCTTATTTTAGACAAATAAGATCCATTATCCATATGTGTTTTAATTTTACTTCCTGCTCTAAGATTTGTTATTAAAACCTCTCCATGTATTCCATCATGAAGTTTTTCTAGATCTTTTACAATTGGCATAACTAATTCTACTAATTCTTCATCATCAGAAATTTTCTCAACAATAAATTTTTCTGTTTCTGGTTTCCAATAAATAGATGAATCAAATATTGCATAATATTTGGAATAAACTCCATCTTTTGGAATTTCATTAAACCATTGGTTTTTATTTTCATTAATTTTTTTTATAATAAAACTAACATCATAAGTTTTAATAAAATTAAAATTAAATTTTTCAGTAATTTTTGTCATTTAAATAATTTCTGTATCAGGCATAATATCGATAACAAGCATATAATTATCTAAACTAGAATTATTGACCCAAGATCTTGTGAGTGAGTTATTAATTTCCCAACAATCTCCTTCGCCCATGCGTAGTGGTTGATCATCAATTGTAAAAACTACTTTTCCATCAGTTTGAATTGGGATATAATGTCTTCTTACTTTATCAAAGTAATCTCCCATATTTTGATGTTTTTCAACATTTAAACCCATTGGCAGAGTAACTATAAAAACATTTCCTCTTTTGCCTTCATGAACTTTTTCTAAAATATTAATCATTGGTTCAAGAACACTAATTATGAACTGGTTTTCTGTATTTACTTTTCCAGGATTAAATTGTTCTTTTACATTCCAATTTGTATCTGTTTTATAAATAAAACAAAAACTAAGATTTTTAAAAGCAGTAACGCCCCATAACTCTAGGTCTTTACTCCATTCTTTTTCTAACTCAAACATAGACATTTTAATATGACCAACTGAAAATTGGTCAACCTTGTTAAATGTTATGGGCTTATCATTAAATGGCATTATTTTTCCAACTTACTTCTTTCATCAAGAATAGTAATGGCAAATCTCATCATTGATTTATAACCTTCTGGATCATCCATTACTTTATTGTAGTGATGACCACAAAACAATAGTTCTCCATTTAATCCAGTAACCATAACCAATGCTTCTGCTTGGCATCGATCACATCGATCTTGGGCTGTTAATGTCCACTCATCTTTTAATGGTAGTAGTTCTGCTGTCATATTCATAGATTACTTCTTTCTATTATCTGTGGAATAAAATCCACTGCCGTTGAAAACTGCTCCTACACTAGAGTATACACGAGCCAAAGCATAACCGCAAGTTTCACAACTATACCCTGGATCGTCTTCAGACATTGATCTTTGCTTTGTTACATTAATATCACAATTAATGCATGAATATTCATATAAAGCCATTACTTCTTTTTTTCCCTCACATACCAAACAGGTAGTTTAAGATTATCTCCAGACCATTCATAGCCTAAAATTTTAACAACAAACTTAATAATACGAAGACGCATTACTTTACCTTCTTTCCAAATTTAGCCCACGCTCTTTCGTGTGCAAAAAATAAAAATGATTCCCAAACAATTTCAGCAGATGCAATAGTTGCAGCAATTCTAAAATCTTTTGTAATCACAAACGCAACTGTTGTTGCCATTACAATATGTGAAGCATACCAAGTAATAGTTTTAAATAAACTCTTTTTGGTTGTATCCATTACTTAACACCCTTTAGATGACGGAATGTTTCCTCATCTACAATACCAGTTACTGGCAAAGACTCTTTCTTTTGAAAATTCTTTACAGCGGTTTCTGTACCTGGACCAAAGTCTCCATCAGCAGTTAACTTTAAAAGTTCCTGAATGTTTTTTACTCCTTGGCCTTTAGAACCCTTCTTGTATGGCGTAAACAACTTTACTGGTGGCACTTCTACACCTTGAGATTTTGCTACTTCTGCAAGAGCAACTTTCTTTTCTTCCAATGTCTTTACTGCTGGTAAATCTGCATCAGGATAATCTACTGCTCCATACCCTGCAATAAATACTGGAAGACCCTTCTTGTTTGGACCGTATGCACGAACCTTCTTCACGCATTCTCCGCCATTTGACTGGCTGCCCTTCTTGCCATCTGCTGTTGTATTTCCCTCAATAGTAATGCATGTTCCATCACCGTTGTCCTTAAGAATCCAACCAACATGGTCAATATCTCTTCCGCCAGGGAAGTCAAAGTAAACAACCCATCCTGCTTGTGGCTTATTACCCTTTACAGGAACCCACTTGCCTAACTTTTTAAATCCATCTACACCTGCTGGTGTATAAACTGTATTTGGTACCTTAACGCCAGCCTGATTTGCTGACCACATAACAAATGATCCACACCAAGGCAAGAAATTAGCCTTTGTAAATGCACCATACTTTGTTTCATTATCTTTTGGACCTTCTATGGTTCCAATTTCCTTTTGAATCACTTCTAGTAGAAGTGCTCTTGTACCTTTATCTGCCATTTTATCCTCCTAGGATCTATTGTTCTATTATATCATTCTTTGCTGGACTGGCAGGTCTCGATCCTGCGACATCTCGATTAACAGTCGAGTGTTCTACCAACTGAACTACAGTCCAAAACTTATTATGATATTACTTGCACTACCTTTGAAAGAGTGTTGCCACTTGCATATTGTGCAGCAACTGCAACATTTCCTGCAGAGGTTGTATTTGCAATCATACCAAATTTTGTTGTGTTGTATGCGTTTACATCTAGTGTTGCAAAATAATCAGTATTTAAATCAAACTGATAAACACTTACAGCAACACCATTTTTATTAATTCCTCCAACACTTACAGAATTAATATCCAACAAACATGCTGGATAATCTACTGGCTTTCCCATTTTATTTCCTGTAGCAGCAAAAATATTAATTCCTTTAGACTTTAGAGTTTGTACCAAAGAAATAATTTTAGCATTTGCTCCTGTTACTCCGCCATATGCAGCAGTGTTAACTGATGCTGGAGAACATGTTGATGTACCATTAAAATATCTAGAAAATGAAACAGCAGCGACTAAAGATGAATTAGAATTAACCCAAGTTAATGCGTCAATAAAAGTACCAGCATCGACATCTGATTGTGGAGTAGCACCAGATTTAAGGGCTATAATTTTAATATTTGGATTTTGCTTTTTAGCAACTTCAACCATAGCATCTCCATGATTTGTATTATCAGATAGTAGCGGAACAATAGTTTTTACTGTATCAACACAAGGAGTTGATTTTGGTGTTATACAAGAAACATTGCCACCAATTACTCTTGAATCAAAATAACTATCAATAATGACTAAAGCCTTTTGATCTGCCCCATGTGCTTGAACTGGCACTAAAATTGAAAACAATACTGATGTTAATGCTATAATTTTTTTCATTTGATTCCTTTGCACTTTACGATATCATCAATCTGACGACATGTTGGCATGGGTCGCCACCTGCTTCCCATTCTTCTGCTTCTTCTTCACCTATATATTCGTAGCCTCCATCATGGGTATTGCAGTAGGGTGGTGTTATCCATCCTCTTTCAATACCGTTTGAAAGCCAAATCCCAAACTCTTGTTCTTCGGGAGACAAATCTTCTTCATGAATGTGATTCATATATAAAGTATATCCTTAAAGGCTGACAATGTCAACTGGACCCATACAAGATGGACTAAATTTAATTGCTGCATTAATTGCCATTGCTACACGATTTCTTGCATTTTTTTGTTTATCAGTTGCATATAAAACTCCATATGCATATTCTGCTCCAGATCCCATTGCAAGATAAGGTAAAGTATATTTAGATAAAGACATATCTGCAGAACTATGTTCATATATTTCACCACGAACTGCAATAATTAAACCAAGGTCGCCATCTTTAGATGTATCAACCCAAAATTCATTATAAAACTCTCGAAGTTCTTTAATAAATTTAGTTTGCATAAATTTATCTGTATCTTTAATATTTGGGGCAGTAGGTTTAAAATTATATCTAATTCTTTCGCCATCCATAGCACCAGCATATCCAATTAGGTAGGGACCAATTTTCCATACCTTTGGAGCATCCAATGCTAAGATAGTTCCATCATCTGATGCACCACGATCTCCAGCCATATAGATCTTGTCGTCTTGTCTTACAACCGCTATACAAGTCATTGCTTCTCCATCTTTCTTGGGTGAATTGTTATAATGCATTTCTTTTTATCATCATCTTTTTCCCACATATCAGGATTAGACTGAATAAAATCTTTAACTATATTTTTATCATTTACTTCTAAATGAAATTCGTCTTCCATGCTTAAATTAATTCCAAAATCAAAAAGACATTCAATATTAATATTTTGTAAAATTTCTTGAACATATTCTGGAGTTCCTTGTGCTGTTAAAATAAAAACAACTGGTTTTTTAAAATCATTAATCATTTTAAAAGCAATTTGTTTATCTTCATCATTAACCCATTGATAATTTCCACCAAAATAAAATTGATGAACATTTTCTGTTCCAGAAACAACAGCACTTATTACTGAATTGGGTCCAGGAATAAAATAATAGTCTAAGCCACGATTATCAAAATGTTCTTTAAGTTGTGACATAGGCTCTAGGAATATTGAAGCACCTTCATCGGAAATTATTAAAATCTTTTTTCCAGTTTCTGCTTCTTGAACAACTCTTTGATTTATATAATCAATATGGTGTTGTCCGTTCTCAAGTTGGTACTGATAAATAATTGCACTAGGAGATATATCTGCATGAGTCATCAATTTTAATCTATTTACTGTTTCAACAATCATTGCAAACTGCCTATGATTTTCAATTACTAAGACATCTGCACGATTAATATGTTCAATCATATTAATAGAAATATCTGCGGGATTGCCAATGGGCATAGATCCAAATGCTATACTATGTCTAAAGACATTGCTCATGACAAAACCCTTTCTAGGTATATACTAATCAAGTATACCATCCCCAGAAAGGGCTGTCAAATAGGCTATTAGGCCTTCTTTGAGCGTGATCTACGCTCTTCTACTACCATATCTTCTTGTGTTATTGCATTCTTGTCCACTGTAGAAAAAGCAGCATTAATCTCATCTGCTGTTAGTTTTCCATCATCCATAAATGCACGGGCTAACTTTTCTACTACCGCTGCTACTGCTGTAAGTCCTGCAACTGTAACAGCCTTTACTGTTGAAATACCTGCGATTGCTCCTGCTCCAATTACTGCAAGACCATTTGCAGCAAAAACTGCAACAATACGCATCACTATATTATTAATATTTTTTACGCTATTCATATTTAATCCTCCTCTCTAGGATTTCTTAGTCTCAAGGTTATAATCCATAAAACAAAAGATATTAGGGTTACTTGTCCGATTACTGTTTTTGCAGATCCAGTCAAGACTAGCCATGCTGAAAACAAACCAACAAATGTCCAGATCTCGCTGAAGAAGTCTGCTGATATATCTTTAAAGAATTGTTTCATTATCCAAACCTCCTTCTAATGGCAGCAACCGCTACGGTCAATACCAAAATTTTCTTTGCTTTTTTTCTTGTTACTGGACTCATATCGTTTCCGATATTTGCCAATGCTACATAGGCTTGATTGACAGCCTGAACTCCTGGTACTGCTGCGATTGCTCCAGTTACTGGTGTTAAGATAACTGGAACTGCGATATCTGGTGCATTAAATGTTGTACCTCCAGGCTGACCAATAAATGTATCCTGCGTTGTAATCGCATCTGGTGGAATTGGTAGGCCTGAGCCTGGAGGTGGTGCGGGTGGAGTTAATTTTCCATCTTCCCCGACTACTTGAGGTGCTGTTTTTGTTCCAAAGAATTCAATGCCACCGTTTTCAACGCCAGCCTTATCTTGTTGTATGTGTGGAACCAACACTTCTTTTGGTGCTTCTTTTACTACTGTATCTGAAAGTTGATCTGGGCTATTTGGTTTTACACCAATTTCTTCTGCTTTTGCTTTATCTGCTTCTGCCTTTGCAGCATCTTCTTTAGCCTTAGCATCTTTTGCTGCTTGTTCTTTTGCTGCTTGATCTGCAGCAATTTTATCTGCTTCAGCCTTTTGCTTATCTGCCTCTGCTTTAGCATTTGCAGCCTCTTGTGCAGCCTTTGCAGCCTCATCCTTAGCCTTTTGTTCTGCTAATGCAGCATCTTGTTCTGCTTTAGCCTTTGCATCTGCTTCAGCCTTTGCAGCATCCGCTGCTGCTTTTTCTGCATCTGCTTTTGCTTGAGCATCTTTTGCTGCTTGAATTTCTGCTTCTGCTTTTGCTTTATCTGCTGCTGCTTGTGCTTCTTTAGCATCTTGTTCTGCTTTAATTCTTGCTTCTTCAGCAGCCTTTGCTTCTGCTGCTGCTTTTTCTTGTGCAGCCTTTGCATCTGCTATAGCCTTTTCTGCAGCAAT